TCGAAAATAATGAAGGTCAAGCGTGCAAAATGGCAAACTACCTATTATGATAAGGTCATGACCGAGAACTCTGGACTAAGAATCGTTCGCGAGTCGGACACCGTCTTACGTGTGATCCGAACATGCGAGAATGATAAGTGCGCCCAGGATTTCTCGGTACCCTGGAGGCACCGTGAATATGCATTCTGTTCTCATAGCTGCGCTAACACTAAGAAAGAGAGTATAGAGGCACGTAAAAAGGGTCAAGCAAAAATATTTGAAGGAAAGGCGAAAGATAATTTCTATAAACAATCTATGATTTACCAAGACCTTCTAGATAATAAGAGTCCTGTGATGAAGAAAGATTTTGAACAAGCTTGTAAATCTCAGGGTGTGTCTTGCAGATTTAACGCTAAGTCTAGCAACCCGTGGATTGCGTCAGGATGGAGAGATTTCAAACAGATGGTTGTTGATTATAATCACAGGGTCTCTTCGGTGGAAGAGCTTCCTGGGGATCATACGGTATATAACATTACGGTAGACAACAATCACACCCTGGCTGCGGTTACAAAAATGAAAGATGACAAAAGTAGCCTGTGTGGAGTCTATTTTTTCAACTGTGGTGAAATTGCCCTGGAAAACTTTGAGTTGTGTAATCTTGCAGAGACTTTCCCACCTCGCTGCAAAGATGTGAAGACTTTCTATAAAGCTCTAAAGTTCGCTACCTTCTACGCAAGCACCGTCTCCCTTCTCCCAACTCACCGTCCCGAGACCAATGCGGTTATCGGTAGGAACCGCCGCATAGGGGTCAGCATCTCCGGGATCGCTCAATGGGCTAGCGGCGATGTACCTGATGCGTGGGGACCCATGAACTATACTAAGATGACCACCTTTCTTCGCGAGGGGTATCACATTGTTAAGGATACTAACACTCGTCTAGCAGAGGAAGCAGGAGTGCCGGCATCGATCAGGGTAACCACAGTGAAACCTTCAGGGAGTATCTCGCTTCTCGCAGGGGTTACACCTGGTGTACACTACCCTGTGAGCAGATACGCGGTGCGACGTATGAGAATCGGCAAGGATTCACAACTAGTTCCCGCATTGGTAGAAGCCGGTATTCCACATGAGGATGACACCTACTCCGATAACACTCTGGTGTTCGAGTTCGCTATCGACCATGGTAAAGTACGACCTTGTGAGGAAGTGAGTCCATGGGAGCAGTTTTCTCTGGTAGCGCTGATGCAGAGATGCTATGCGGATAACTGTGTCTCGGCTACTATCTATTTTGACAAGAAGAAGGATGGTCCAGACGTTGAGAAGATGCTGGCAATGTTTATTCCTACTCTGAAATCGGTGAGTATGCTTCCACACTCTGGTCACGGTTACGCGCAAGCTCCGTATACTCCGTGCACCAAAGAGGAATATGAAAAGCGCCGGGCCACATACGACATGCCCGATTTTGATAAAGTAAAGGGTAATATCCCGGTCGGTAGTAAGTACTGTACAGGAGATAAGTGTATGTTGTAAGAAAGAGTATTTGAAAGTGAATTAATCATTCCATCTATAGAATGATTAACAAGGTACCAAATGGAACGTTCATCATACTTCATTAAAAATAGAGCACTCTTTGGTAGTTTCCCTACACAGGAAGCTGTGGAAGAGCTCGAGAAAATGGGAGTAAGATATTTTGTAAATTTGACTCATGATTATGAGAAGAAGATTACACCTTACAAGACCCATTACAACTATATATCCTTTCCAATCAACGACCACCAAGTCCCCGAGGACCGTCATGTCTTTGCTTCCTTCATCGTGGGGTTAGCAGACATCATATATGACTTGAAGAAAGGAGAGCTTATTTATATTCATTGTAAGGGAGGGCACGGAAGATCCGGTGTCGTAGTAGCATCACTCCTATGTCATATATTCGGAATGAGTCCGGGAGAGGCTCTTGATCATACCACTATGTATCACAGCAACAGGAAGTCCATGAGAGAAAAGTGGAGACAAATCGGGTCACCTCAAACATATCAGCAAAAGGGGTTTGTACATCAGTTATGTAAATCTGTCAACTTCTATCGCGCATACAAGTTGGGACGTACAGCGGGTTTCTCCAACTTTACCCCATTCTCAGTCACGATAGAAGGCTTTGGTAAATTTCCTACATCAGAAGCGGCTCTACAAGCCTACAAGAACCCGAAAAATTTGGAGTACGTCAAGAGGCAGATAGCGGCACGTTCCCCTCTGGCCTCCAAGAATATGGGTAGAAGAGTTCAGGCGCGTGATGACTGGGAGGAAGTGAGAGAAGGACTTATGTACAAGATCCTCAAGTGCAAATTCTCTCAACACCCTTATTTGCGTAATGTGCTACTCGCAACAGGACTTTCTCCTATCATACATCGTACTAGAGATGACCCCGTCTGGGGAGACGGAGGTAGGAAGGGTCTTAACTTATTAGGGAAACTACTCGTGCGCCTTAGAACGCAGTATCAGAGAAGGTGAATCCGAAAAATAATAAATCAATGATTGGAACACCCTACTACCAAGGCAACTAGCAGAAGAGCAGTCGCCGCTGCTTGGAGGTGGTATGAGTATCCGTACCTAGAGTACATGAGTAAATCGAAATACTGAGAGAAGTAGTTCTCTAACTGGCTGCTATACAGGAAGAGAACCAAGCCCGTTAAGAGGACAGCTATTCCAATGAGGGTGAGAGAGATAGGGCGAGAGGTGAGTAACAACCCTGCACCGACCACGAGCATACTAATGACACTCAGAGATCGTATCGCATATAGCACGAACTTATGAGATGACCCAGCTTTTGTAGAGTGACAAGCTGTCAACTTATTTCCTAACTTACTACAAGTTTGCCATAGACCTATATTTGTGTGTACCTTAGGCTTTTCCATGCCAAGTATCTGCCAGTCGCGAGTAGCAGTCGCTACGACTAGTAGTATCAGGGCTGTCGCAACAAGTAGCTGAGAGAATATTGATGACCACATTTATCTATATATGGGAAATTAATTGTGGGTACTACAGTGATCGCAATCTCGTCGTTTCTGTTGTACAGGTTTCTTATGTTCGTGGCGAGTAGATCGAGAGCCTCCGGTACTCTGAGCCACGGTATCATCACTCTGATAAACAATACGGCGTCCCGGAGACAAAGTCGAAGGAATCTCCAAGTTCCAAGCCTTAAGAACATTAGGACCAAAAGGGTGTTGGAAAGGGTAAGTGAAACCCATGTATCCAGGATACAGCCACATATCGGTCCACCGGTCGTAGTAGACCTTGCTCATTGGTGGAATATACTTGGCATTACTGGTGAGAGCAATGGATGAACAATTGCAACTATTACCTCGTGTAGCGTAAGACATTTATATTTACCATCTAAAATAATATTTTGGACTAATAAATGTCAAACGCTAGATATCTTGAAGTAGATTCTACTTATCGTAACAGAAAAGAATGGCCTCAGGCCGCAAAGTTCGTTGTCCCTATCTCACAAACGGGACGAAAAGGTTCTGTCGACGCGGTTGATCCTGTATCTGAAGCTGCAGCTGAAATAACATGGACAGCCGATGCATTCGACGTTGTCTCAGCTGGGGACGTGTTATCGACCCTGGCTAATCTTCAAGTGTCGGCTATCCCTCCTCCTTCCGGAGCTGCTAGCGGTACTGGACAGCTCGCGCTAATACTAACATGCACGGCAGGACACGCACAGCTAGCAAGGAATTACTACAGGCATGCTGTCCTTGTTACTACAGCTCCCGCTACAGTGCAACGGAGTAGAATTGCCGACTACCGCTACATAGGACTTGCTGTAGTAGGAGGGAACGTCGTGGACAGGATGCTGGTACGACTTTGGACCCCAATAAATGTATCACCCGGAGATCTGGTAACGATCCAAGATCCTACCGACCTAACTTCGACCACAGATCCTCTCTTTTTCGTTCCTACAGGTAGAATGGCCCCTAGGGCGTACCCCGGGAATATACTCCATAATATAACGCGGAATGAAACTAGGCTCGTGAGTGATTATCAGTCGTCAACCCACTTGCTTGAGTTAGATACATCCGGAGCCACCGTGCCAGCGACGAGCGGTCCAACTAATGGCTGGACCACGAGGGATATCTACGCACTTCGATCAGCACACACCGGATGGTGTGGTCAATTAGATATTTTGGGTGGCCCTACTCCTTTATTTAACACAACGCGTAGTTTCAACCTGCCGATAGTTGCTACTAGACCGGGAGAGAATCTTACTGGGTCTTTCTTGGAGGTCAGATATATGCGATCTGCAGCAGGTCCAATACCTCCATTGACAGCGCAGTTCCCGGCAGTGACCTCGGCGTCTCAAATGCAGCTAGCAGTAGGATCTAATCCCAATGATGACTTCTATGTTGGGTGCCAGATAAGGTTATCAGGAAATCTGCCACCTCCGTCCGGACAGAGGAGAATCATCACTAGCTATACAGGAGCTTCTCGTACCATTATAGTGGAACCAGCGTTCACTGTAATTCCAACCTTGGCCGACAATTACCAAATAATCTGCGGCGGGGTAAAGAATCCTGATGGCGCGACCGCATGTACTCAGCAATCTCGACGTATAGTAAAATATGAAGATTACCGCGATACGGCGCTGGTCGTGACGCTACTTACCGTATCCTTCCCTCCTACCGCATCCGATCTGAACGAGTACTACACAGGACTCTTCATCAGAGTGGACCCCTCGGGTATCAATGACCTTCGTATGATAACGAGATACACCGTCAACAGGAATGGGGCAGGGCAAGTAATCTCTCGAATAGCAACGTTAGCTACACCGTTAGGGGCGTTACCATTCACACTTGACTTCACTATCACCTCTGGTATTGTCATTGGCCCATTCACATTTGCCTTAACTGACCAAGAAGTCTGTATACTACCGTTCAGCTATGACAACTTAAACCCCTTTGTGTATACTGGTAGTACGGTTTCTCAGCAGGATGTCGTGTGTTATGAAGTTGAGCTCCTGAACTTAGTTTTACCCAATCAGGTGCTAACGGTAGCAGGGGGAGGATTTGTTTCGTTCTACCCTTATGTCTATGTACAGTTAATGAACGTGGATTCCAGTGGAGGTCATTTGAAGAACATCATCTACTCTAATAATCCTAACGCTACGAATATGCTCTTTCGCGCAGCTATAGACGACGTACCGAACCTTCTTACCTCGACATATATTAAGATCGATGGAGACGGTGCTGTCCAGACCATCAAGTTCAGGCCCAACGATAATCTCATGTTTTCTGTCCATATGCCTAATGGAGAAATATTTCAAACGGATATGCAGGAGTGGCACTCTCCATGTGCTCCCAATGAGTTTGGGCAGATCTCCGCTCTTTTCAGTATGAGGAGGGTATAATCATGACTAATTCTATAACCAAATGCAAGTACCTAGACAACACTTCTGTCGCTCTTTGCATCCTGGGACAATTTCCACATGGCATCTCCTTTATCGCAGTGACGAAGAAAAAATACATCGTACTTAGTACTGAGCAGTTCCAACCATGTCTGGCCAAATCAGATTATCTATCACATGGATTATTCCATTGGAAGCTTGCATGTCCTTGTGGATAACGTTGATGTTATTGTTAAGGTAGATCCTTCCGTTCATGTTCGTTACGAAGAGCCTATTGGGAGGATCCTGAGTGTGGAGCCAAGAGGCTGGACTATCCGACAACACTGATGAGGGTATCCTACGTTTAAGGGTACTACTTTTTATGATATGTCTAGCGGTACCGTCATCCATATTAAGGAATACATTATCATCAACATGTTTCAGGGCATCATCGGATGGAACAAAGATGGTGAAATTAGCTTGAGGATCGCTGTATAGATCCTCCATCTTGGATAAGTTTAGCATGTATTGAAACTTGGAGAAATCGGGGTGTTTATTGACAATAGCCGTGAGTGAATTAGGACACGCCACCTTTATAGGCAGGTGTCCACGCAAATCAGGCATGTCAAACATATGTCTAAAGTTCATGGACTCAGAATAGGGGCCAATGCTTGCCATTTTTATATTCTACCAAGAAATATAAAAAATTACGCGGATCCGGCGTCACTCGCAACCTTTAGGGAGAATTTGTTGCGGGTCTCTACGGTTTTGTCTACGGTAATAATCAACACTCCGTCTCTCATAGTAATAGACACACTCTCTCTCTGTGTGACACTAATTGGGAGAACAATCTTGCGCTCAAACTTGCCGTAAATAATCTCCTTTCGGCGCTGTCTTGCCCCAGCTTCACTGGAGATCGTAGGGATCATTCTCTCCCCCTTGACCGAGACACTATTATTGAAGAAATCCACATCTATACTTTCCTTGGGTACTCCCGCCAGGTTCATACAGATTTGAAGATTCTCTTCTGTTTCGATCATGTCGATTGCTGGTCTCCACAGATGCTGCATGTTCACTCCTTGTTGTTGCAGAAGTTCACTCATTTGTCCACTAAAACTGTTGTTAATGTTACCTCCTAGAACGGAGAGACTCTGTTGTATCAATTCTGGTAGGGTTGTCATGTTTTCTAATCATAAGAGCTACTCTTAAATCACTTCGACATGTCTAGACTCCTGAGGCGGGATAGGAGCCCATCACTAGCTGTTAGCGGGGAAAGCGCGGAAACCGAAGGTGCGGGGGAAGATGGTACTGAAGCTGGTGCTGGTGCTGTCACAGCTGGAATAGCGCTACCTTTTTTATTGTTTTTATTTTGGGTATAGAAGTAATAGAGAAGAGCTCCACCTCCTAATACAATTACCGCGATAGCTATGATTTTCCAGTTACTCTTTTTAGGTCGAGCGAGAGGTTTGAGAGAAGGAGGACGTTGTATTCGAGGGGCCTGAGTATTCGTACGATCAGGAAGATTAGGTTTGATCTCTTTCTTAATGGTCTTCACCGTGACTTGACAAGGCTTATCGGCTTTCAAGACAAGGAAGTAGTTTTGGTAGACGTTCTTATCTGCAACAATATTTCCCGAGATGATACCGTTAGCCTTCTTGTACTGAAGAGTGGGGGTAGAGTCGAGTGTAGCCTGATCGACGACCAAGATTTCAAATGGGGCACCATCTTTAGAGGTGCATGTGAAGGTAAGATCGAAGTTCTTCGAGTCCCCGTTTAGGTCCACTAGTTGACGATGTCTATTAACTGTGTAGGTCTTTTGAGACATATTTTATCTTCAAGGTCATTCCTTTTAAACAAGGTAGCCTACGTAAACATAATACCTCAGTGGTATTACGATTATAAGCTCACTAACTTGAGAGTTTGTACAGGTTGCACTGGCGCAGATAGAGTATTTGTCGTTGGCCCTCCGCTGACTAGTACATTATACGGAGCTGTCGCTATTATATTGGTAATTTGCCATTGTATAACGGTGCCACTAGCAACGTCGATTATCGGTCCTGGGGGAGACGCCGTAGCTACCACACTGCCTATACGCGCCCATTGTCCGTCACCTAGTCCTACTTGTAATTCTTGCAAACCAACAAGTCTTAATTCTCCTGGTGTTGCCATTTATTATATCTCAATATTATTTTGTATTTCGGGAACCTGTGCTGCCAAATCCTCCTGTACCACGGTCAGTTAAATCAAGGTGATCCACCTCTTGGAACCTGTACTGCCAAATCCTCCTGTACCACGGTCAGTTAAATCAAGGTGATCCACCTCTTTGATTACACCGTAGTACGCCTTACGTAGTAAAAACTGGCACTTGGTAAATGGTAGAGGTATCTCGGGAGAATCAGGAACAACCTTGACCAGCGCAATGTAGAGATTCCCTGTGTAATTGGGGTCGATGGTACCGACTGAATTAGCTAACATGTACCCGGTCTTGGATATACTCGATCTTGGGACAATCTCAATATAGAATCCTGGAGGGGGAGTGATTGCTAGCCCAGTATCGTAAAGGGTGACTCCATTCTGGAGAACTTTATGCTTGCGGATAGCTGTAAGATCGTACCCTACATCTGCCTCGTGGACACGAGAAGGTAGGATAGCGTCTTTATGTCGTCTGACACACTTGATGATCATTTTTATCTTCTTATGTAGTACTGAGGTTTTAAACCAAATCCATTTTTCTTTACTTTAAAGGTTTATATACCCTATAACTAAGAGGATATGCCGTTAAAGAAGGAGATTGTCTATCCTATTTTCCTTGAGTGCTGCCAACACGCTGGCAGCACTTTCTGGGAGAATGTTTTTGAGGACCTCGCGTATGGCAAAACCCCATACGGAACATACATTTCCAAAGACTTCTTGTGTTGTAGTTACCGAAAGAAGGATTTTAGTTACAAGATAGAACGTAAAAATGCTAAACAAGTTCATAAGGAGGTCCACGACCTCTTAGTTACAAAGCTAGGATTGTTTTCTCCTCAGGAGCGGGTGAAGCAAAAGAAAGCCTTCGACGAGTATGAGAGTAACATGCGGTTCTCGCGTAATAGTTGGTCCAGCATTCGTAAAAAAAGCATTAAAGAATTATTGATTGAACTATTTGTTACTAGAATGAAGAATAAGCACTCTCTGACACTTAAACAATCTCGACATCTTCTGTCGACTATATTCATGGCTATGGTGTTTAAGGTTATAACATCTGACGACATAACGTATGAAAAAGGAAGTATACAATCCATAGATGGGATAGATTTCTCTAAGGGTCAAGTTATCATTAATCGCGATCTCTACGACCTCAATGTATGTAGCGCACCTAGACTCGTAATTGGTAAGAGTAGGATGTCCGATAACTGGACTAAGTATCTGAAGGCCCTTAGAAAGAATAGCATTTAGCAGATCTTGACATAAGGTTCTATTCGCTTGCTCATGACGTCTAAATCTACACCGTGAGGTACCATTCTAAGCTCCCACGTAGCGAAGAATGTAGCAGATAGCTGGTCTGTTGCGATCTCAAATCTCCACTCCTTACATTTCCCTAGGTCTTGAGGGGGTAGGACCAAGTCTCCTTCTTCGTACTTCTTCCAGTCCAGGGTCACCCGTAATCTTAACTTATACTTGGACGATGACCATTCTACACCGTTCATGTTTATAGCTAATTGTTCGCGCTTTAAACATATGGTGATAAAAACGAAATAGAGTTGTGAACTCTTCTCTCATAGTTAATGAGAATGGTATCTACGTTACAAGAACTCTGTTATCAGCGTCTTGCCTCTACGATGGTAAGCGCACCGCCTGGGCTCCAGGAGGTTATCATGGGAGAGACTAAAAGGCGCATGGAAGCCAGGATAATAGAAGAATTGTGGGTCAAAGAATGGATGAATAATACGCGTATGTTTGTTGATCTCGTTCCACAGATTATGGAAGATCTTATTAGGATAATTGTGACTCCAGGTGCGCTCCGTCCTAATTATCTAACCATGTTCTCTCATCTACGTCCGTGTATCGTCCAGTGCGCGATAAGTACTGCGGAGGAAGCGGTGCGAAGAATGGAGGAGCGTTACGTCCACGCAGCTTTCGCTAGTGAATATCCTGATAGTGAGCGGATATATATGTAATATCGTTGTATAACCTCATGGTTATATAAATTAGTCAACCCACAGTCTAGCGTACCGGATGATATCCGGCTTCTTAATGCTTGAGTCTCTGTCATACTCACTAGTACTCTCATAACATACCCATACATTGTTTAGCGAAGTCTTGTCGATCGCTCTGTTACCCTGTGATGTAGCCAGATACCCGAGAACGAAGGCAGTAGGGTTCTTGAACTCAACTCGGTGTAGTTCCTGGCTTTTGTTCAGGAGTTCCTGAATTTGTTCGTCGGATATACTGAAACCCTTACATGTTGAATTAATATTCCTGGACACAGCGTCTACCTTCAGACAGAATCTCCCCAAAGGTGTTTGAGTCTTGAGAGGTTGACCGTCAATCCCCATTTCCCAACAGCCTATGACCTGTCCCCCCGCGCGCTCTGTGTCCTTATACTGGTCGCGAAAGTCAGGTCTTAATTCGCTCTCCCACTGGTCGTCCGAGTCTTCATCATCCCAATAGTTCTTGTGCTCGTCCCCATAATCGTCCCCATAATCGTTCCAATCACTCATTTATACAAAAACATGTTTTTTTATAAATTATCATGGACCATGTCCGTGAAGACATACGAACACTTGTCTCAGAATATCGCTGTCACTACCAAGGGGTGATGGTGATGGTGGTTTGAATCAGCTTATAAAGGAGACATCTCTATAGAAAATGCAATCCCCAATAAAAGTTGTAATAATCGGAAGTGGTCCAGCTGGATATACGGCCGCGATATATACCGCACGAGCAATGCTAGAGCCTGTGATGATAACGGGTCCTTCCAAGGGAGGGCAGCTGATGACTACCACAGAGGTGGAGAATTTTCCGGGTTATCCCGACGGTATCACTGGTCCCAAGATGATGGATGATTTGGAAAAACAGGCAAGGAAGTTTGGTACTAGAATAGCATACGACTACGTTACAGGTATAGAGACGAAAGAGAGACCTTTTAAGATTTTGTGCGGAGATGGAGTCCTAACTGCCAACTCTATTATCATCTCCACCGGTGCTGAAGCCCGCTGGCTCCACGCCGATGGAGAGGAGAAATTGAGATCCAACGGTGTAAGTACCTGTGCCACATGTGATGGAGCATTCTTCAAGGGAGAGGAGCTACTCGTCATCGGTGGCGGGGACTCAGCAATGGAGGAGGCTATCTTCCTGACCAGATACGCTACTAAGGTCACCATTATTCACAGACGCAAAGAATTCCGCGCTAGTAAGATCATGCTTGAACGTGCCAAGACCAACGGTAAAATCGAATGGATAACTCATGCCAGTGTTGAGAAATGGCTGACCGATGAGAGTGGTGTACTGACTGGCGCGAAGCTAAGTATACAAGAATCCTCTGATTCAAAAAAGGAAAGTCTAGAGGTGTCCTGTGGAGGGGCTTTTATCGCTATTGGACACGATCCTTCCACTAAGTTCCTCGGTGGACAATTAGAGACCGACGAGGATGGATACATTACCAACCAATACAATATGATGACGTCAGTACCTGGAATTTTTAGTTGTGGAGATGTCTGCCATAGTAGTCGTAGATACCAGCAGGCTATAACCGCGGCAGGGGAAGGATGCAGGGCCGCAATGGACTGTGAGAAGTGGCTAGAAAATCAAAATATGTAAATATAAGAATATTAAAACTTAATGAGAAGTACCTCCTTCTTTGCGGTGAGTGACGATGAAACTTATCGCTCATCAGTCAACTCTCGCTCATTCCCGGTATCACGGAGAAAGTTGCTGAGCAGATCGTAGCGAAGTACCCTACGGTCACTTCTCTTGTCCTAGAGTACCAGAGGACTCCTGATTAGCCGATCTAACTTTCACTCTGAAGACCGGAAAGCAGCGTAGAATCGGAGACAAGATCTCTACGAGGATTCACGAATACTTCTGCTGTGAGTGTGTAGGGAAATAAAAATTGAAAAATTTAAGATGATGTATACAATTAATTCAAAAAAATGGCTACTATTACAGAAACTAAAGATAGTTCTAATATAAGGGGAGAGCTCCCAACTGTATTAGAATCATTGCCTCATCTTAGAAAGAATAGAGTTAAAGGAGTTCGATATCGAACTAGAGGAGGGAAAATGTGTATAGTTGTCGATGATATAGGCAATATTAAGTATCTTTGTAGTCACGAGAACTGTGATAAAACATTCGCCCAGTCAGGTAATCGGGATAGACACGAGAGGACGCATACGGGAAAAAAACCCTACACTTGTGACTATTGTGATAAAACATTCGCCTATTCAGGTAATCGGGATGCTCATGAAAGGACGCATACGGGAAAAAAACCCTACACTTGTGACTATTGTGATAAAACATTCTCCCGTTCAGGTACTCGGAATGCTCATGAAAGGACGCATACGGGAGAAAAACCCTACACTTGTGACTATTGTGATAAAACATTCTCCCAGTCAGGTGCTCGGGATACTCATGAAAAACTTCATGAGATACAGATGTCTTATAAAATTGAATGTCCCTTTCAAGATAATGGACTGCAAAAAGCCAAGAAAGGGGATCTAAAATGCGCTGCGAAGATGAAGGATCAGAGAATGCTCGACGACCACATACAGAGGTGTCATACTAGAGAGGGTATCGCTAAGAAGTTTGATTCTGAACATAAACTTGCGATCTTTCTCGATCGCAATGACGTCTCTTATGATCGGGATACGGCTAATAGAATAAATTTCTCCGCATGTAAAGGTTTACTGGAGTCTAAAAGCAATGAACAAGGCGATGATATGCGTATTAGCGCTAAACCAGATTTTCATCTTCTCGAATATTCTTCATTGCTTAAAGCATTTCTGATGTTGGGAAATGATGAGTTTGCACATAGGAGCTATAAATGTGAATCAGAGAGGCTTTTCAAAATTACCGAAGCGCTAACTCGATTAAACCCTATTCCGATAATATTCATACGATTCAATCCCCATGCGTACTATGTGGATGACATATGTTATGATCCTCCACTGGAGCGATCCCATGAACAACTCCTAAACATTATTAAGTCTCTAGATCGCTCCACGATTAGCGAAGGGCTCAATACGATCTGGTTTAACTATGACACAATAGGTGGACGTCTTAAGATCTTTATGGATGCCGAGTTGCAGGAAGGAGAAAGGTATCAATCTACATACATAGCACACCTTGAAGAGACAACCATCTCAATAAATGATATAAGAATTGAACCACCACAGAGCGATGAAGAAC